GCTGCTGTTTCGTGGTTAGTGATACCACGCTCCAACATAATTTTTTCTACATCACCAACTTCTGATTCATTAGCAATCAAACCCTTTTTCATCAAAGATTGTCGGCGTTTTTGAAGTTCTTCAACAGCCTCTTTCTCACGCAACTTGGCTTCCAAGGCTTGCACACGGTCTTCAGAACGGCTGACCGCTCTGTGTGTGTAGTCTTCAATATCAAGTTCAGGAATAGGAAGGTCTGGTTTAACCTTCTTAGTCATACGCAAGAAGTCTTTGCGGGTATCAGGATTTTCCGCAAGAGTTTGAGCAAGTGCTGCCAACTCATCACGGGCTTCTAAGGAAAGATTTTCTAGTGACATAAAGTTACCCTCTTTATACGATTAAATTACACGCTTGCCATCTGCTGGCTTTTGGACAGCCATGCTTGACTTGCTTACTTTATTGGGGGCACTCAAGCCACCAAACTGGGAGAAACGGGGTGTGTTGGTAACAACGCCATTTTGTTGGTTGTTGTCTGTTGGGCGGCGAGGTGCGGCTGCGCCTCTGGGTTTGAAGAGTTCCATTTGATTTTCCTTACATTGGGGGAAGAGGAGACATGCCGCCTTGTGGAGGCATACCAGGGATAGGTGCTTGAGCCATTGCTCTGCCTTCAGGGGTAGCACCACCCGCCTGTGGCAAGGTTTGCAGTAACTGCAGAATTTCAGATTGCTGTAATTCGTCAGTTTTGCTTTTTTTCTGACCAATCAAACCGCTGAGTGCCCGAATAGCGTTGAGGGTTTTCTTGCCCTCTTCTGAAACGGAGCCAAAAGCGGGGAGGGATTGCTCAAGCAAATCAATAGCCATACTTATGTTAATAAGTGCAGCTTCTTTATTTCCCATCTTGGGTTCTGGAGTAGACATGGGAGAAGCCATCGGAGGGGCTTCAGGAAGTTCCGTATCCATTTCTTCTGGCATTTCATTAGGGGTGGGTACACCCGCAGCCGCTTGGCTACCCTGCATTAACGCCATCAACTTATCTGGTGGAACACTCATAATCACTCCTTACGGTGTTTGTAACCACTTACAAACATCTTGTCAATAGGTAGAGGGCATTTTTTGTCAGCCCTCTGTAGACATTACTTACGACCTTTACGGGCTTTGCGTCCCATACGAGCCATTTTAGGAGCCATTTTTGCTTTTCCGTACATCATGATATTTCCTTTTACAAGGCCACCTCAAAGGGGAGGCAGCCACACCCTTCCTTGCGGAATCCTAAATTAACGGCGGCACTTACGTCCACTTTTGGTCTTCATGTTCATCTTGAGCTCCCATATTGTTTGCGGTTGGAATCCCGTTGACTCCTCCCGTATGAGGTTTTAAACCCAGTTTGACGCATTGTCAAGTTGGGGGCAGCTTCATTTCTTTTGAGAGAAGCGGTGTCTACCCTTGGTTGGTCAGCCGTAGGCTGTGTCATTCCACTGCTGTTTGGAGCCATCATCCCACCTTTTTTAAGTCTGGTTTACCTTCTGCTTTTGGAGGTTGCATCTGTTGAATTTGCTGCTCCATAGCCTGTTGAGCGTCTTGCTTTTCTTGTGCTTTCTTCAATCGCTCTAATAGCAATTGTTTCATTGGAGGTTCAATCATGTCAAGCAAGGATTCTTTGTCAATAACACCAGCTTGAAATAACTCAAAGGCCATCTTACGGCTGTCTTCCATAAATATTGGTGAGTTACTGTGAGCGTCAACTTTCACCACAAAATCTTTGGTGAACTGTTCTGCAATAAATTTAATGCCACGCCCGTCTGTGTAGTGGGTATTGTCGTAGACCTGCATACATTTAAGGTACAGGGTAGCCATCTTTTCTAGGCTGTCTTCAATAACCAGCGCTCGTTTTTTAGCTCGACTTGAACCTAAACGAGCTAGTGTGGAAGCGTGACCAGAAGAGCGTACACCTGCCTCACCTCTACCTTGCAAGACAGAAACAATGCCAGATGCTTCTTCAAACATTAGGTCAACCTCTCCAATCTCACGGAACAAATCAGGTGGAATAGTGGGCGCTAACTTCTCTACTTTAGCATTTGGCATATCGGTTGCAAGCAAACCGCCAGCACGATTTAGAGCAAAGTTCTTTTCGTCCAAGATGCCTGTGAAGCCAATCAGGGCAGTAGGTGGGCTGACTTGTTTGGAGAGCAAGTCTAAGATTTCCGTCATGCGCTTGTTGCGTAATTGCTGAAGGTAGACCAGACGCTGTACTTCGGACGCACCCCAATAGTAGTCATACAGGGGATTGGGGCAGATTTGAATAAAAGGCAGTTCACCTTTAATGAACATGCTCTCGCCTGTGCGGTCATAAATAATGACGTTAGGGTCTGCTTTGGTTACGACTTGGTAATCTTTTGTCTCGTCATTCCATACCCAAAGTTCAATCATCTCAATCGTATCTTCTGAGACTTGGGCTTTGTATGTGGGGTTACCAGACAGGTCTAAGTTGACGTTACCGTACATGGACGGATTTGTTTGAGACAGGATGATGCGTTGAATGCCGCTGGCAATCTCAGTACGCTCATGCTGTGTAGACATCACACGTTTGACGATAGAGTCTCTTTGGGGATGCGAATAGAGCCTGTCAAATAACTCAGACTTGGTGATGTAGTAGGAGTGGACAAGGGCTTCTTGTCTGTCTGTGTACGCACTGTCTTCACGCAGTACGCCAATACAGGCGGGTTCCACCATATAGGGGTGGATACCATTGTTAATTACAAGTTTGACAAAGGTGGAGTTGTAGCAAAGTGACCACGTAACTGCTGTTGAGAATACCTGGTCAGCATTGCTATTGAGCCATTCGTCATTCAGGGCTTTAGAAAGAGTTGGGACTTTAATCTGCTCATCGTCAGATACAGCCGCACCCGTGTGAATAGAGAATTTGGTGGTTTCTGCTGAGTACAGGAACGAGGTCAGTTGGTCTATGTGTGGGTAAATCTTGTTGTAGATAGCTGGAACATCATCAGGTGCGTTACCAAACAGGTAGTAACTTCTCAAAGATGAATAATCTACTTTTCGTTGTTCACGACTGACAAGACATTTTTCTATCAACTCAAGATAAAAGTTTTCTCTAGCTACTGGTTCTTTAGGAATTCTCATTGCTTCACCTGTAAGTTATCTGGGTCTGCCATATAACTGGCAGTTCTCGGCCCTTGCAGGTCACCCGCTGCTTTGGGATTGATGCCTACAGATTCTCCGTTAACAGACTTAAATTGTCCACCCATCACAGATTTCATGCTAATGTTGCCTCCTCCACCCCAAATTACAGAGTCGCCAGGGCGAGACTCTTTCTGTTTTTGCTGGTTTTGGGCTTGCATAGCGTCTGTAGCTTCGGCAAACTGCTTGTCTGTTAGCTTGTTCTTGCGTTTCATGTAGCCAGTCTGGTGTTCACCCGCTTTGGTGGACTTAATGTCCGTCATGTCGTACTCAATAGCAAGTTGCTTTAAGTTTTTGTCAGTTGCGGATGTTTTTGGTGACCTTGTGCCTACAGGCTTCAGGTGAACCACTGATATTTCCCCTTTACACAGTTTCATAGGGCATTCTGGCTCCCAAGCCTCAAAAATACCGTGGTTTGTGCAGTAATAGTCTCTCAGAATTGCCATAGTTACCCCCTTAGTGCTTCGTCAAGTGAAATTTCGCTGTAATCGTGCCTGTTTGTCATCCCAACCTTAACTTTTATGCCTTCTGACGTTACTTGTAACCCCATTTTTGGCATAAATACGGGCTGAGATTCTTTCCTATAGTCCACATAGCGGGTGTTATCTATGCGTTTCATAATCTTTACGTTACCCGCTTTCCACTGTTGGTAGGCTTTACTGACCCTACGTTGCACCATTTCGGTGAGTGGTTCTTTGTTATAGATGAAAACATCGTAGAAATGACCATGACTTATACCTGCAAGTTCAGCAAACAGGGCTATAGAGATGCCTCTTTCCTTGTCGGCATTGAATCTTTGCATGTGTTTTGTTAGCTCATACTTGCTTAACGGGGCCATATCTGTACTCCACGGTGTAATCTTTTGTCTGTAACCAATCTAAAAATTCAATTTCACCATATGCGTTGCTAGGGTCAGCAGGAACAACCACATGGTTAGCACTTACTAACTTCCTTGTTTGGGCATGGTGTCCCAACAACTTGTTGTAATCAAAGTTTTCTTCGTGAAAACCAAGCCCTGTGTATTCGATGCTGAAGTATTTGGCTATTTCATCAGGACAATACTTATAACCATAAGATTGAAGAACTGGCTTTAAT